CGCCAACAAAGTGCTTTATATTTTGGTACAAGCATCAACCCGTCAAAAATTTTGCAGATGGTGAATTTGCTTGGACTTCATTTGATAAGGTCGCTAAATGTTTTGATTACCCATATTTTGGGAATATCAACGCCGAACCACAACGCATTCATCCAACCCAAAAGCCGCGTGCATTATACGGTTGGATACTCAACAACTTTGCCAATCCGGGCGATAAAATATTAGACACCCACTTGGGTTCAGGTTCGATTTGCCTTGCCGCACATGATTTGGGTTTTGAAATGCTCGGTATTGAACTTGATGAAAAGTATTACAACGCCGCCAAACAACGCCTTTTATACCACCAAGCACAATTGGGGTTGTTTTAACCCCACAAATAGCAGTTATATTAAATAAAATAGTTATCTTTGTATGGAAAAAGAATTTGATTTTGATAATTTGGCGACCCGATATGGGTTGCCAATTGAGTTCGTGCAAGAATTGTACGATAAAGTTGTGGACAAGGACAATTTTGAACGCGCCTTGCGGATGTTCAAGGATGGAACGCTGAAATATGAAACCGCCACCGGGAAGGACCCGATTAACATTTCAGAAATACGCAAAGAAGTTGCGGGAAACTTCCAAGCGATGCGCGAACGTGTACGGGCGCAAATGGAAAAGCAACAAAAGATTAGCGATTATTACAACACTTGCAAGGTGTTATATTATCCTAACAGGCGCAACCCGCAAGAAGCCGTTTTTATAAAGGATGGACACGTGGTTGCCTTTGCGCATTTTGAGCCGAAACAGGGCGGTATTTACGCCGCCAACAATGAAGTGATGCCGAACTTCAATTGGACACCACACGATTGTTTGGGGCGGTTGCGCAAGATGAATAAAGCATTTTACCGTGAAGTGAAAAGGGCGGCATTTGCCGATGATAAAGAATTGTTTGATTTTAATATCCAACCTAATGGCGATACAAAGGATACAACTAAAAAAAGGTACTGATAAAAAGCAACATGGCAATACCGTTTACCATGTCCGATTCGGCGATGATGAAAACCATTATTTCGGCTCAATTGCCGCGATATTTGACAAATTCACGCCGGAAAGGTTGGGTGTGTCCAAATCCCGTGTGTGGTCTTTCGGTATTACGTTGGAAAGACCATACCGAAATAAGGTTTGCACCATTTACAAGGGTGAAATTCACAGAAAAAAGGGAAACCGTAAAAATACAAATTATGATAGGGGCGATAATAGGTGATATTGTTGGTTCACGCTTTGAGTTCAAGAACCATTTAAGTACGGATTTTCAATTGTTCGCAAAAGATTGTTCTTTTACGGATGATACTATTTGCACCGTGGCGATTACCGATGCTTTGTTGAAAGGCATATCGTTTGAACAATCCTTGCGCTATTGGTGTTTGAAGTATCCCACACCCAAAGGGTCTTATGGTGGTTCTTTTGCCGCGTGGTTGCATTCACCCAACCCAATGCCTTATAATAGTTTTGGCAATGGTTCAGCAATGCGGGTTTCACCTTGTGCATGGTTTTCAAATGATAGGGAAATCATTTTGAAAAAGGCAAGGGAATCAGCGGAATGTACGCACGACCACCCGGAAGGGATACGCGGGGCAATGTGTGTGGCTGATTGCATTTATCACGCCCGGCTTGGTAGTGGAATGTTCAAAATAATAGAGTTGGTAACAAAGGAATATGGTTACAGCCTTGATATGACTTGTGATTCAATACGCAAAACAAACACATTCAACGAAACATGTCAAGTTACAGTTCCACAAGCCATCGTTTGTTTCATGGAAAGCACTAATTTTGAAAGTGCAATCCGTTTGGCGGTTTCCATCGGCGGTGATAGTGATACCATTGCAGCCATAACCGGAAGTATTGCGGAAGCGTTTTACAAAGACATTCCGAAAGATGTTTTTACAACAGCATTTACATATTTACCACAAGAAATGTTAGATGTAATTTATAATTTTCACAACCACTTAAACAGAAATAATATAAAATGAAAGATTATAGTATGTACCGGTATTTCAAAGGGGAAAAGGAAAACCCCTTTGACAAAGAAAAGCAAAACAACGAATATATGTTTTGGTTCTATGAATCGACATTTGAAAGGGATTATTCCGGCTTGGATAGTTCGGAATGGTTTGATTTCTTCAATAATTATGGTATGGGGGATGCTTTTATGAAGATACTATCAGAAGCCGATTACGACAAACCGACCAATGAAGAAAAAAAACAGATATTCGACCTTTGGTTGAAATACCTGTTTTCTGAAAAACTATATGCTGAATATGGTGGTGATAATTGGTACAAAGAAGCCTATTTTGCTACTATTGTCCAATAACTTCCAAGTCAACGTAATATTTTCCATTACTGTATTCGGCTTTAATGATACGGAACTTCGTATTACGTTGTAAAATCATTTCGGCTTCACTACCGAAATAATGTTGCTTGGCTTTTCCATCCCATGTTTTGCCCGAACCGCTACCAAAGGCGGAATATGGTTCTGCATACAACATCTTTGTTCCGCGTGGACAATAGATGTTGTATATTATTTTCTTACTGCTAAAACCTGTACCTTTTGCAAGCCCGCAAGAACTAAACGCTTTTTCAACGCCTGTTTTCCCATAAATCGACTTTAGATTTCTAATACTTATATCTTCAATGTCGAAACCAAACAATCCCCGGAATCCATTAGTATCAACGCCACGTTGAATCCACATATCAAATTTATAAGATGATTTATTGACGATGCTTGTTAGTGCATCAGCGTCTTTCTTGGAATCATATTTGCCAAGGTATTGTCCTACATAAGTTTGCCCACGCAAAGGTTCATTTATGTACGAACTTCCGGCGGTATAACGCCAAGCACTTAACTTTTCATGCGCGGTTGAATTTTGCCATACGACTTCCAAAACACTTCTTACATTATCATCAGCTTCTTTTACCGTCTTTGCCCACATTGCCGCGTCTTTCCGTGCCTTGGTGTAATTACCTTCATCATCCCAATTCACCGGTTGCACATCACCGAATAATTTTTTCGCATCCCTTGCCGATTTAGCGGCTTCCAACTTGGCTACTTGGTTATTCAAAAGCAATGCTTTTTCCTTTAATTTTGAAATGGGTGCATTGTTGTTAAGCAAAGTATCCAATTCAACCACCATCTGCTTAACGTTGGCACTCTTTGTTGTTTTGGCAAAGTCAAAGGCATGGGCAACGCTTGCTTGGATGTTCTGCTTTTCAAGAAGATATTCAACCATAACAAGACGCTTTTTATATGCGTCTTGGGCTGCTTTCCAAGTATCATACTTCTTGTTCTTTTCGACCCATTCAATTTCAAAATTCAATTTTTTGATTTGTTGTTCCAATGTCAGGTTTTCCCATGTGGCAAGTTTTGCTTCGACCGCATTGAATACAGATTGTATTGTCGGCATATCGAATTGTGCTTTCAATGCCTTTACTCCGACAAGCAACGTTTCGAGTTTGTTAATTTCCACACGTTCATCCCAAGCGGCTTTCACCTGTAATTTGTGTTTTAGTTCGTTCATCATGGAATCGACATTCGATATGGATGTTCCACTTTGGATTTCATTGCTTATCTTGCTTATCAGATTGGCAATAGCATCACTTTCTTTGCCATATTTGGCTTTGATTTCCTGCAATTGGTCGTTATACTTCCGGCTTGTAACACGGGTATTCCAACGGGCTTGTATATCAGCCTTTTGTTGTTCTGTTTTTACCGGCTTGATTGGTTTGGTGGGTGCAATATATTTCAAACCGTCCGCCAAATTACCATTCACAAAGTTATCACGTATGAAATAGGGGGTTGAAGCCCAATTTGTTTGTTTTGGCGTGTTTTCAGCAACCCAATCCTTAAATCCTTGCGGAAAGTCGGTAACGGTATTCTTTGCGGCAAGTTTCTTGTATTCCTTGCCATACAAAGCACTTTTCAGGTCGGACAATTCTTGTGCATCAAAATCATCTTCATCCATCAGTATGGCGGTTGCATAACACAAACATTGTGGATGCCATCCTTTGAACTTGAATGTTTTGGGGTAACGACCAACCAAGCGGCTGCATAAGTCGCACTTGAATAATGGTTCGTGGTTTGACCGGTGAACCTCAAAGCCAACAACGAAGTCAAGTTGTTGCCATCGCAGCCAATCCGATTCCCTGTAAGCCATATTGATTTCGGAACGTGTCAAACGCATGGCATTCTTATACGAAGAACGATACACGCCTTGTCCGGGGTGAAATGCTTTTGCCGCCTTTGATAGTACAAGGTTTCCATGCTTATCCCGGACACGCCGAAACAACCGGTCGGGGTCTTGTAAGTTTTGCCGCAAATCACGTGAAAGTTGTTGCGCCGAACGCCCTTCACCAAGTCCGACATCAAGCCCCAATTCGATTTGGTCTTTGTATTGACCAACATACTTCCATACCCGTTGGGATAGATTCATTCCACCAACCTTTCGTAGTTGAAATGTTTGCAGTGCGTCCAAATTGCGGTCTTGCATCTTTTTCAATCGTGCCTTGCTCAATTTAGACGTATCCATGATGGATGCAACAAATTCATCGTTCTTTTCGCAAGCATACAACCATTGCTTGCGTGAACCTGTTTCCACAACGGCGGTAATGTTGCTTGCAAGTCCATTTATTATCTTCTGAACCTGCTTGTTTGTTTTTGGATAATCTTCAAAAGAAAAGGGTTTTTCGGGGTTATACGTGCCATTTGTAGCAATGATGGATATTTCCCTTGTCGCGCGGGTAAATAAGGCATCCACGGCTTTCGCATATTGTTCTGTCAGGCGATAATGCTTGCTATCAAACCCCTTGAATGAAAACACCTTTGTCTTTCGCTTTCTTGCCATTACCTTAAATCAAATTTTTCACATTGATTATCGTTTAAAAACTTAATGAATTTGCCATTATGGTAGTATGGACAACGACACATAAATGGTTGCCCCGTGTTCGCTGATTTTTCGTGCCAATCATAACTATGTTTGCAATCACGACAATGGTATTGGGTTCTAATTATTTCCTTCTTTGCCATCTTTCAAATTATAGTATAGACCAACATTAACGCCATCATACGTGGCTTTATCTACTTGTATCTTGCGAACACCTACACTATCAGCAAGCCAAATGAAGTATTTTTCAGGAACAACCCTTGTCATAGGCATTTTCAAACAAACATTGTAATAACATTCACTATGTTTGGGAACATATTTCATTCCAACAACATAGCCTTTGTTTACATTGTGGGTGTCATTGCACCCCGCCATTAATAAGGCAAGACAAATTATCAATAATAACTTTTTCATTACGCATCAATTACGGGTTCACCAATCACAAATGAATTTTCACGGCTTGATTCTTCTTGAATCTTGGCGTATGTATCTTGTGGATTTTTAGATATACCGGCTTTTTCAATCGATTCTTCTTGTGATACCACCGGCTTGTTACCATTTGCAGTCATCCAATAGTTCAATTCATCTATTTCATTTGTCAACATATACGGCGTGATTTCGGGTTCAATTTCAATTGCTTCACAATCCTTTTCCAACGTGGTATTGAATTTCCCAATGTAGGCTTTGATAACGTTCACGCGGCGTTGCAAGTAATCATCGAATATTTCACGCTTGTCTTGCACTTTCAGGTGTGCATCCATGAAAAGCAACTTCAACGCAATGCCGGATATGCTTCCAAGCCCCTTCACACTATCAAAAGATATGTCAGGCGTTTGGGAGATGGTATAAATCATCTTCAAGATGGTTTCGATTTCCAATTTCACGGATTCCGGCGCATTTTGCCAAGAAACATATTGCATTGTCGCCCCTTCTTCACCTTCAATCACCGCCCCGGATTCACCCTTTTTCGACCATCCGTTTATTTGCCCTGTAACAAATATCTTCGGGCTTGCGTGGTAATCGTTGGTGTCGGCAAAGTTGGATAGAAGCGTTTCCAAGCGGTCAACCAAAGAATCCACATCTTCGGTTTCAAATTGGTCTTGTCGTCCATAGATTACCGGTATTTTCCCGATTGATACCGGCTTGGGGTATCCTTCAACCACTTCATAACCATTAGTGCCACGAACCCACAACCAATGTTCGGTGTCCGTATATGTTTCAAAGTAATCGACCGAATTGTTTTCACTTGTCTTTTGCGAAAATGCACGTGAAAATGCAATCATGTCGCCCGATTCATCCCAATAGGGGTAAAGCGTATCACCCACTTCCGGCGAAAATACCGCGCAACGAAGTTTGAACTTTGAATCAAACCCATAATTGGTATGCGGCTTTTCTACCGGATACCATAATTCGGCACATTCCTTAAACCCTAATATAGTCCGACCAACCTTGCGATTCAAAGAATTGCTTTTCACGTCATACAATATGCGGTTCAAGGCTTTTACAATCATTTCCTGATTGGTATTTTCCGGGCTTGCATTATACGCCGGTGGATTTCCGAACAAGAACGATACAGCACGCTTGATAATCAGCTTTTGGATTGCCAACCTGATACGTGCGACCTTTTCCGTTTTGTAGTTGGTTGATTCACCACCGGCATCAATGACTTTTTGTGCTGAATTGGCATCATTATCGGCATCCACCTTGACACGCTTATCAGGGCGCAAGATTGGGTTATTAATATCATGTAGTTCCGGGTTTAGTGCTTTCTTGGCACGCTCAACATCCGGTTGCGGAATGTAACGCCTTGACTTCAATTCTGATATTACATCATTGGACGTTTGCTTGTTGAAAATTTCTTTTACTGTCATATTGAACTGTATTATAGTGATACACATTAGTAGCCAAAAAGACCGGCAACGTCTTGTTTAGCCCGTTTCTTTCTTTTTTCGATTGTACCCGTAAGCGCATCCGGCGCATCATCATGCGGATTCTTGCCGACCTTCAAATAACCATTTATAGCCGTTGCAAATTCCGGGAATAAGCGCGTCCAACCTTGTGGCATAAAAGTAAGGTTCTGAACGGCTGCCGAATTGGAGAATATGCGCACGTCTTTGTTTTCCGTTTGGTGAAACCACTTGAATTTCGTTTTCATATTTTCCATAAGGCGGCATTGTTTTTCAACGGCACGTTGAAAGCCACGCCCGCCATTGTTGGATTCAACAATACATTCAGCCACGGTGTGCCGTGTCAATAGCCTTGCAAGTGCCGGTTCGGTGTATTCCATCGGCTTTTGCGTGTACATCACATCCACAATGTAGTTGCCGATTTCGGTTTCATCGTATATGATAGCACACAGATAGTCCGCCCCTGTATCGGCGGTGTCAACATAAGCCTTGCGGATACAATATTGGGTGGCGGGCTTAATGGCATATTCAACAAAACCATTTTCGTACATAAGCCCTTCACTTGGTTTCGGGTCTTGTTGATATAAGGAATTAAACACGTGCAGATTTCTTGCCCGGATTGACTGTAATTTTTCAAGTGAATGTCTTTCAGCCCACAATGCTTCACCTTCGTTTCTTGGGTCGTATTCAGTCGGCGCACCCTGTTTTATTGCCCGGTATGTAACCACAACCCAACCATTTGGATTGGTGATTGGATCAAATATGCCTTGTTGCCTTAACAATGTACCCGCCAAATCATCTTCATGCCAACGGGTGAACACTATTAGTTGTTGACTTCCATTGTGCAATCGTGTTTCTGCAACTGTATCATACCAATCAGAAATTGATTCACGGACGGTTGGCGACCATGCGGTTTTGGCATCCTTGTAAATATCATCCATTATCAGTACATCGACCGGTTCACCTGTTAATGCACCGCCGACACCTACCGTTTTGAACCCACCGCGATAACCGACAATTTCACATTCATCCGCATTGCGTAACCAAGCCCCTGCAACGGTGGTTATGTTGGAAGCATTCAGGCGCGTATTGGGAAATATCTTGTGATATTCGGCGGTATTGATGATACGTTGTATTTCCCTGTTAAACTTCCGTGCCTTTGGTGCATTGTATGACACAATGGCAACCTTGGTGTCGGGCTTTTCGCCCAAAATGAATGCCGGCAAACGTCTTGTTGAACCCTCTGACTTACCGTGTTGTGGTGGCATGAACACCATCAGTTTTTTGATTTTGCCATGCGCAAATTCAGTCAGCTTTGAATAGTATCTTTTATGAAAATCAGCCGGGCGAAATGTCGGCATGGTGGAAAGGGTGAAACGCAACAAATCCGTCCTGCTTTCTCGAAGCAAGCGTTCTTGAAGTGCGTTCATATATTCAAACCTTTCCTTCCGTGTCATATCAAAAAAAGATGTATTTCAAAAAAGCATAATGCCGCCTTACAAGCAAATAGCACGTATCTTCATCATTGGAATACGCTTCACGTTCAAATGATATGTTACGATAAGCCTTTGACCCGTAAAAGCAAAGTTTTACAAGCCATTCAAGCACATAGAGTACGTAAAAAGGCACAAACAACACCCCAAACAGATTAATCGCGGCAAACCCTTTGGGTGGAATGATTGAATTTTCAATGATTTTCATTTTTCAAGTTTCCTTTCAAGTTCTGCAATACGTGCATCCAATTCATCATCCGTCATACCGGCAAACAAGTCCTTGCCATCCTTGCCGGTCAATTCCGTTCTTATCGGTGCATCAAAGCCAAGCATGGCATTGATGGCATCAAGGCTTCGTTGCTTGTCGAACAATTTAACCTTGACTTCCGCGCCATATTTGGTTTCTTTGGTCGTAACTTCTTGAATGATTGCCTTTTGTTCGGGCGTTAGGGCTTCAAATTCCTTCAACGACATCCACCCATTACGTAATTGCCCGGCATCGGCAAAGGCAATCTTTTCATGTTCCTTCAAAACACGCAACGCGGAAATTTCGGCGGTTTCTGCAAGGTTGTCTTTGAGATACTTAATGCGTTCTTGGATGTTAGCTTTTGTTAATAACCTACATCCGGTTACACGTGCCGAATTTTCTTTGTAACCTGCTAATATACAGGCTTTTGTTGCGTTCAAATGCAAAACATATTGATAACAAAAGCGTTCTTCTTTTGCCGTCAATTTTGCTTCATCCGTTTTTTTATTGCCTTTGATTGCCATAACTAAATTGTGAATTGATTTGCATTTCCGCTTTTTCCTTGCTGATAATTGAACGAATAAGGTCAATTTGATGCACACACATTGAATTGAGCCTATCCAACCAATCAACCAAAAACATTTCATCATTTGCAATGCAATCGACCAAGGCGTTTTGGGCTTTGGCTGCCAAATAGTTTTCTTTGGCAATTCTCATAATTGTTTCACCGATTTCACTTGACTTTTTAGCCCGCACAAGCTGTTTGGCAATGGCAAGCAAATAACCGGTACGTGCATGGTACACCGCTATTTCTTTTCCACGCTCAATAGCACTATCCACGTTGTCCGGTATTAATGTTTCCAATTCAGCCTGCATATTGGCACATTCTTCTTTTATTTCGTCAAATGTCATTGTTGCAACTTATTTTCATTTGTTGAACACGCCGGAAACACTTTCCTTGACACGATAAAAAAAAGCCCTTAATCGGTTTTTAACAGAAGCCTTTTCAAAGACGTTTTCACCGGATATGAATACCGGTGGTTGGGTCGCGCCTGACAATACGCCAAGCCATACACGCCCGGTGCATAATATCTTCACCCGTTCAATAAAGGACGGCTTCCAACATGATATACATTGCTTGCCGTCATTCCATACCGGAAGCGGCAAACACTCCTTATCCGTCATTTCAGACGGTTTTTGCAATATTTTTGTGGATTGTGGAAAATCTATTGGTTTCATAAATCTTAATTTTGCAATTGCAAAGCAAAAATAAATCCGTGTATTACAATAATACACGGATTCACAAAAAAGATATTCAAGAAGTATCAACATTTTAGGCGTATTGGCAAGTTGGCGAACGTCCACGCTAATAGGGCGGCATCCCTTGCATCCTGATTCGTTTTGCCTGTTAGCCCTGTAAATGAAGCCAACTCTTCGTGGGTTATTTTCCCGTCTTTACCCTTCCAACACTTTTGAAGCGGGCGTTGCTCGAAAACTTCAATGCCATAGTGTTTGCACATTTCAACGATTTTCCGCCCCGTTTCGTGATTTCTTCCGGCTGAATTACCCTTTGCGCTTGCCACACGTGCATTGTCTTTGCTTCGTAAGTGCCAATTGGATTGATTCAGCCAACCGGCTTCAACAACAACAATCAATGAAGTGTGCGCCACGTCTGACATTTTCTTTCGGGCTTGCAAATAATCAAGCAATTGCGGGAATGTCAAGTTAGTTACTTCCAACAACCGGCGTTGGGGGCTTAATTCTGCCACGCCGGACTTTTCCACGTCCGGGTCAATGGCAACAATGGTATCATATTTCATCTTTCCAATTTTAAGCGTTTTGCCCACTTGGCGGGCATTGCTAATCTTATTTTCTCAATCATTACGGCAAAATAGTAATGCCATAGCTTTGTGAGAAACAAACACCGTTGCCCGGAATCATATCCAAAGCCATAAAACAAGCCTTGGCTATACCTCGCGGTTATTATCTGCATATCGCCGCTTTTTAGTTCGGTGCAATAGCAACGGAAACCGACCACCTCGCAAGTGGATATTCGGTTTCCTATTGCCAAATAAATCTTATCACCCGTTTTCATAATTAAAAGGGCAAATCATCATTATTTGAATCACCCATTGCACTTGGCGCACTTGGTTGGGCTTGGTGATTGTCGCTTTGGGAATTATTGTTTTCTCCCTTGATTCCGCAAAGCTGAACTTCACTTGCATTGACATTGATTGCACATTGGGCATTTCCATTCTTGTCCGAATAGACTTTCACTTTTTGACGACCACGGACAAACACTTTTGAACCTCTTTTGAGGTATTGAAGCAAACCGCCGCCCTCACCATACCATAAGACCGAAACCCACGTTGTTTGCTCAACCCGGTTACCTTGTTGGTCTTTGCTCACTTCTGAATGCGCAACACTGAAAGACACATACTTTTTGCCGCCAAAATCTTTAATTTCGGCATCATTGCCGAGGTTGCCAATAACTTCACATTGTAACATAATAATTTGATTTTTAATTGTTTATAAACTGTCTTCTTCAATATCTTGCCATGTTTCACCATCAAAGGTGATTAAATGCCTAATTCTGTCAATCACAATCATATTGAAGTCGGGATTGTAATTGTTTTCAACATCAAACCAATTGGTGTAAAATGCCGAACGTTCACCCGTTACGGGGTCTTGCATTATGATTAGATACTTCATTTTGCTTTACTTTTGTTATGCAATTGCATTGCATTTGTACAAACTAAATTTCAAGTCCAAATTTGCCGCCATTTTGATGGTGGTCGTATATTTCTACTTGATTCACAACTAATGCTTCCGTGCCATCATCATACATCAAACACACTTCTTGGTTTCCATGCAAGAATATATTTACGGCATCTTCATAGCTTATTTCTTTCATACCATCAATACTTTTTGCCGTGCATTGATTCACGACCTTGGTTGTACTTCGTTTTTTGTTCAATATGCCAATCAAGATTGATTCCGAGTTGTTTTGCCCAATTCTCAATGTAATTGAACCCGAACAATAGTCTTTTTTCAATGGCGATATGGTCTTTTGATAATCCCTTGACCAAGGCAAAGGCATTTTCGGTAAAGCTGAACCGGTCGAACTGCCCCCCCCACCGGCAAAGCAAGAAAACACCTTTCCCTTGTCCTTTGTGAATGTCGCATCTTTCAATGTCCAATTATACGGGAATTTATGCTTCATTGTTGCCTTTGTTTAGTATGTTATCAACCTTTCTTGCCAACTCTCTGAATGCCGGATTGTACTTTATTTCATCATCGTATTTTTTGAGCAAATAAAGCATTGAAGTGTGGTCGCGATGCACGTATTTGGCAATGTTAGTCAGCTTCATACGCCCTTGACGACAATGGTACACAAACAGCATCCGGGCAAAAAAACCATCCCTTTTGCGGCTTTTGGTTGTGTATTCGTTGAACTTCATGCCGGTAACTTCGTGTATCGCATTTTGTATTCTCAATACCATACGTTGGTTGCGTACAATACGTGATTCAAACCATATATCCTTACCGGTTCGCACGGCAATGTCATATTCAATGCCAGCCCCGGTTGAATCAATCCAATTATCAAGCAAGTATATTGCATCACAGGATAACAGTAATTCAATATCCTTGACCATGTGTTGTTCCCATGTATCATCTTTCGTCAAGCCGCTGTTTATCGGATTTACAACTTCAAAATCCAAGTCTTCAAGAAAATCTTGCACGGCTTGAAACTTGGCTTTAACTTCCGGGAATGGAAGTCCTGTTATTTTTCCGCTAATGTAAATTTTCATTGATTTTGGTATTTTGATAGTTATACAAGAACTTATTGACAAAATATATTTGCCCCTTGCCTGTTACCTTGGTTGTGGTTGATACCATAGTTTCACCATTGGGCTTGTTGATTGTGGTTTTTTTCATTTCAAAAAGCCCCATTTCCATTGCTTTTTGGGTTGGCTGATTATAGCGGTTGCCGTATGCACACAGGTAGTTGTTATCGCGCAACCATTGGAATAACCGCTTTTCACCTGTTTCAACCCCATTTTGGCATATAATTTTAGCAAGTTCACCTATCAATACAGAATCCTTTGATGTTTCCACGGCGCGGGAAAATAACACCCTTGGGCGTTGCGCTTCAATCTGCCTTTGTTGTTGTTCTATCTTTTCCGCTTGGTCGGCTGCCAACCGCAACGCTTCTGATAATGTTTGCGGAATCGCCGGGCGTTG